GGGCAATGTGGTAGGCCGACTCAGTGCGTCTGAACTTCAGGAAGCTGGACATCTTGCAAACTGCCACGTGAACATAGTACAATTAGTTGATCATGTGGAATATGCCAACTACCAAAGCGAACTCAAATACCTGGTTGAAACACCTGAACGCCTGGATTACATTGCCGACTTGGTCACACGAGTCAACGGTACAGGCAATACACTGGTGTTGATAGATCGTATTGCCACTGGTAAATTGCTGGCAGAAAGATTAGACAATGCAGTATTTGTGTCGGGATCGACCAAGGCTGCAGACAGAAAGGAAGAATATGATGAAGTTGCGATTAGTAGCGATAAGATTATTGTTGCTACCTATGGTGTTGCTGCTGTGGGTATTAATATCCCTAGAATTTTTAATCTGGTGCTTGTTGAGCCTGGTAAGTCCTTTGTTCGTGTCATACAATCGATCGGCCGTGGTATTCGCAAGGCGGAGGACAAAGATCACGTCCAAATCTGGGACATCACCAGCACCTGCAAGTTCGCCAAACGACACCTAACAAAACGCAAGGCTTTTTACAAGGAAGCCAACTACCCATTTACATTAGAGAAGGCCGATTGGCAATGAGAATATTAACTCTGGATAACACCAGTTACTCAATGGATTCAATTCCAGACGAGATAGACGAAGTAAGATTTTGTGTACTGGATAATAGTGATCCCAAAGATCCTGATTATTTTTATATACCTTTGATCTTTTTAGAAAGTTTTAACAGCCCTGCCCTGGTGTTAAAGATTGGCAACAATACTGTTCGCATGCCTGTAGATTGGCAAATCTTAATTGGTGAGCCCGACTTTGGCGACCTAGAAGTAGTGCCATTGACCAGTATCAACGATCGTGGATTTAATGTGTTTACATTTAATCCCTTGACCAGTTTCCGACCCGAATTTCATCCAGTGGAAATCATTGACATCTATCAAGATGTTAAATGGTATTTTCCCAAGTTAAAACCTGGACAACTGTTGGCTATACCCTTGACCGAAGGCGAAAAACCCATGTGTGCGTTCTTTATCAAGGACATCAGCCGACAAAGTGAAGTCATTGACTATGGAAAAATATGGTAGGATAGGCACCATGGGAAATTTGAAACCCGGAGCCACTTATGTTTATGAAAGCCCTGACGGTGGCAAAAGTGTCTACGCCAGAGAAACCGGAACCCTGGATCGGCAGCTGATTGGCTACAGTTTTGACATGATCGAGCACTTGAAAAAAGTGGATCGTGAATCACAGTGGATGGACATATTGAAACAGGCCGAGCATAGTCCGGCTTTACAAGAAGCCATTGAACGTGTTATAGTGTTGTACGAACTACAGAAAGGGGCAGAGCCACCACAGTGGCATCCAGTATGAGCCGAGACGAAGACCGAATCAAACATAGCAAACGCCTACACAAAGACGAAGCAGCCATTGCCAAGCAGGTCAAGATTGCCAAAACACACGGCATACCGGTGGAAAATCCGCACAAGTTTGCCAAACACCATGCCATGGACTGTGGTGTTCCCAACTGTCCCATGTGCGCCAGCCCCAGACACAACAAGACAACCAAGGATCACTTGACCATACAAGAGAAACGCAACAATCAAAAGAGCCAGGATGAGTGAAGACAAACTAAGCATCAAGAGTGAAATGTCGGCCCTGGATCGCAAGAATCGAGGGTTCTATGACAGTCTCACCGATGAAGAAAAGAAAAAGTTCAGCCCGTATTTGATGATACGGTATGGGTCGGCTGTGTCAGGCACGGCTGATCTGCAGGCCTACTACTTGATGAGTACCAACGAAAATTTAAACAAACACTTTTTTGATATAAACACAGCACAACACAAAAAACTACAGTGGCTCATGGCCACCACCATAAGTCCGGGCATGGGCAATCAGTTCCATCAGTGGATAGCCCCCAAGAAAAAAACCACAGACAACAAGAGCATGAACTTTTTGCGAGACCTGCATCCGCATCTCAAAGAAGATGAAATACGATTGTTGAGCGAATTGAATACCAAGGATGATCTCAAAGAATATGCTCGAGGACTGGGTTGGGCAGACAAAGATATCAAGAAAGAGTTATGAACATTTTGATCAATGGCTGTAGTTTTATGGACAGCTGTCACTATCAAAATCAGTTTGGTCAACTACTGGGTGGCACAGCCGTAAACATAGCCCGAGCCGGTAGTAGTAATCGCCGTATCGTACGCACCACAATGGAACACATACAACGCAATACTGTAGACTTGGTTGTCATGGGTCTGACTTTCTATGATCGTCAAGAAGGTCCTTTTTTAACCATACCACGTGATCGTGTTGAAGGATCGTGGGTCAGTTATAACTCGCAAGGATTCCAGGCCACATTTATCACAGCGTCGGACTTTGACAGCACAGTGGAGCACAAAATAACCGAGGACTATGTAAAAAGCCGATATAGATATGACATTGGCACGGCCTATCTAGAACAACTGTACTTGGATTTGCGATTATTATCTGGATACCTGACCAGTCGAGGTATCGGGTTTCTTGTGTTTAATACCTGCGATCGACATCACCAGGAAGTTGATTTGGGTCCAGGATTTGTGCCATTTTCATTTATTGGCAACGAATATCTGGAACAAAATGGATGCGAATCTTTTGAGCAGGATCAGGATTTGCCTGTGAATGCTAGACATCACTATGGAGAAGATGTTATAATACTGGTAAAGTACCTGGTAGATCGGATCAATGAGTTATAAGTGTCGTTACTGTGAACGAGAGTTTCGCAAGGAATCAAGCCTGGCAGTGCATCTGTGTGAGCCCAAGCGAAGGTGGCAACAGGAAAAAGAAACTGGAGTGCAACTGGGTCTACGAGCCTATCTAAGATTTTATGAAATTACACAAGGTAGTGCCCGATTAAAGAGTTATCAAGACTTTGTGACCAGTCCCTATTACAATGCATTTGTCAAGTGGGGCCGACACATGGTGGGCATACGTGGTATCAATCCACCACAGTTTCTAGAATGGCTTTTAAAAAATAACAAAAAAATTGATCAGTGGTGCAAGGATGATTTTTATGTGACCTACTTGCACGAATACCTTAGACGTGAAGCAGTACAAGATGCACTTGAACGTGCCTTAAAGGAGATGCAGGACTATGCAGACGACCACCCCGAACTCAAAAATGGCTTTACGGATTATTTTAGATACGGTAACAGTAACAGGATATGTCATCATATTTCAACCGGCCGTGTTAGCCCTTGGATTGTGTTTAACTGTGCCAGTGGCGTGGAATTTTTGGACAATCTTACAGAAGAGCAGATTGGCATAGTCATGCCTTGGATAGATCCAGACCACTGGCAACGCCGATTTCGAGATTATACCGCCGACACTGAATGGGTCAAAGATATTTTAATCAAGGCTAATCTATGAAGTTCGGGTCAGACATTGATATAGACTTTGGTGATCGCACTCAAGCATTGGGATTACTCAAGCATACTCCGGCCAGTATTCTTCGTGATGGCCAATTGATTCCGCACAATACCGGCATATATGTGACCAAGATCCCACAGGATCCATTCACCGGCAGAGCCAGTATTGATTATGAATCAGCAGAAGCACGTGGGTATACCAAGTTGGATTTTTTGAATGTGTCATTATATACGCAGATAAAGAACGAACAACACCTGCAGGATTTGTTGGCACAAGAACCAGCCTGGGATCTCCTGTATGAACCTGAATTTTGTGCTCAACTCATACATATTGGCAATCACTATCGTACCCTGATACAAATGCCTGAAGCAGTCAACAGCACGGCCAGGATGTCCATGTTCTTGAGTGTGATTCGGCCAGCCAAGCGACACTTGATAGGTCGGCCTTGGGCGGATGTGGCACGGACTGTGTGGGAACGAGAAGCTGATGGATATCAGTTCAAGAAAAGCCATGCTGTGGCCTATGCACACTTGGTGGTTGTAAACATGAATTTGCTGTCGGAAAAACTAAGTTACGGCTATAGTTAAACTATTTTGCGTATCAAGGTAATTGATTTGCGTTTGCTACGCTTGGTAGCCATTTCTTTCAAGCTCACATAAGGGCCCATTTTGATTTCTACGTCCTTGCTGTTCATGGTACGTAGACAAACTCTAAACTGACTCCAATTCTGCTTTAAAAACACATTGATGGGCATGAGCCTGTTGCTTTCCCACCACCATGTTTCCCCAAGTTCTAGGAACACTCGCTTGAGCTCGGCATCTTTGATCTGGCCAAAATCGTAAAGCGTAGTTATAACTTCGTCTGAGTTTTGTATGATGCCAATGTAGTCATTGCCGCCGTAGGTAAGATAACTAACGAATGGGTACTGTGCTAGTAGTTGCTTGTAGTGTTCTTCCACGTTGTCCGATAAATATGTTAAAGACGAGCAAATAAATGATTACTGTCAAAGCATATTTATACCCAAATACAGCCGAGGTGCAGGTTTTCGACCCCGCAATATTTACAACAAGGAACCGCCAAGTGTATTCACGCCCAATTAAAGTCTATCAAGGCATAGATAATCCCATCCAGGTTATAGTACGTAACCAGGATCAGAAAAACGTTAACTTAACAGGATATACTGTTCAGGCCAGTATTCAAGATCCCACAAACCAAGTAACCATTGAAACTTATGCTGTTACTTTTGCTAATACTGCTATTGGACAAGGAACTTTTACACTGGACAAAGGTACCATCAACACACTAGAACAGCGTTTTTACAAGTTAACATTTAAAACTATAAAAACATCAGACAGTACAGAACAACCGGTTTACATTGATGACAATTATGGTGTTCCTTTGGACTTAGAAGTATTGCCGGCATACTGGGCAGAAGCAGCCTCACAAGATACTGAAGTTATTATTGATGGAGGTACACTATGACAGTATACGCTAACGTAGGCCACATACTATTAAAACGTGGTAATACTGTACAAAGTACCGCATATACAGGTCCCTTAGGTGAACTTACATATGACACTGATTTAAGAACTCTACGAGTACACGATGGCAGTACTGTAGGTGGTAATGTTATACTCATTAATCAAACAACATTAACTGCATATCAAACTTATGCCAATGCCAATGCAGCCACACAGGCCAATAGTATCAACACGATCAATGCCAATATTGGAAGTTTCTACACTTATGCCAATGCCAATGCAGCCACTCAGGCCACAAGTATTGCATCTGTTAATGCCAATGTAACCGCGTCCGATTCTGCAATTGGTTCTTTACGAGCAAATATTACGGCAGCCAACTCTGCAATACAGGCACTAAGTGCTAATATTGGCACATTGGTTGCAGGCGCCCCTGGTGCATTGGATACGCTATTAGAATTAGGAAATGCATTAGGTAACAGTAGTAGCTTTAGTTCAACCATGGTCGTTTGGTTGGGCAATATTACCAGTAATGTCACAGCAGCCAATAGTCGCATTACTACTCTTGATGCCAACTTGGGCACTGCTACAACAAACATCACAACATTGTTCTCCAATGCAGCCACTCAGGCCACTGGAATTGATGCCATCACAGCCAACATTGGTGGCAGTCAGACCTACGCAAATACACAAGTTAATACAATCTCTGCCAACCTTGGTGCATATCAAACTTACGCCAACTTGACTTTTAGCACAGTGGCCAATGCCGCAAGTCAAGGTGCAGACATTACAACATTGTTGGCCAATGCAACTACACAGGCTACCAGTATTGACACTATCACAGCCAACTTGGGTGCGTATCACACTTATGGTAATTTAACTTTTAGTACAGTGGCCAATGCGGCCAGTCAAGCCTCAG